GGGTTAAATCAGGTATTGGGATTGCTGAGTTAAAGGCAGCCGATGCGGTCAACCAACAGGATATTGTGGATGGCTTGGAGGACTTTTTAACTGATGTGGGTTATAAACTCCTTAAAATGATTGCTAAAAACTATGATGTCCCGCACGTGGTTAGGGCGTTAGGTAAGAGTGGTAAACCTGATTTCTTTACGGTTGTTGGTGAGGTGGGTGCAAAGAACCGTAAAAAAAGGTCCGTAAAGATTGGTATGGATACGTTTGATTTAGGCGTGATTGCTGAGGATAACGAGGTTAAGGTTACGGTTGGCTCGTGGCTTGCCTATACCAAGAGTGAACGTTTAGCGCAGCTTAAAGAGTATTACTCCGCAGGCATAATTGATCAGCAAACTTTCCTAGAACACGCAGAGTTTGCCGATGTACAGGATATTATTGATCGCACCAGAGATGATGCGTTGGTTAAAAAGTACGCAGGTACTCCCGCAGCAGGCGCACCCGCTAACGCAGGTGTAAGTGATTTGGATATCGCTAAGCAAGAAAACTTTATGATGGTGACTGAGGGGAGGATTGATGTACCAGTGTTTGAGGCGGATAACCACTTTATCCACATCGCTGAGCATAAAAACGCTTTGGGTACTGAGAAACAACCTGAGGTAGAAAAGCATATCCAAAAGCATATTGATTACATTAAGCAGGGCGCACAGGCACCCGCTAGACCTGAGGCACAGTTACCTGCCATCGCTGAGCAGCCAGCAATCGCCCCAACTGCTAATCAACCAACAATGGCCCCAACTGGACTTGCACCGCAAACGCCCATGCCTCAACAACCTGGATCGCCTGAGGAGGCAGCGTTAATGCAATCACTGATGCAAGTTGCAGGTGGGGGGCAATGACTCGTTTAGACCGAACTAAGTTACTAGCCTTACGCAACAACATCCAAAACTATTTGGACAAAGTTGAGCGTGATGATCGGGTGCTTAACCTCGATAAAACGATTAACGCCAATACTACAGAGTTAGTTAATGGTTTGTATGATGGCTTAGTGCGTAAGCTTGATGCTAGGCAGGATGCAAGTTTAGAAACAGATAAACTAATTGCAGCGTTAAGAGAGTTAAGGACACCGCCACCTAAAGATAGAACTGATGAGGTAGTTACAGCAATCTCAGGCTTACGTTTTCCCGAGATAAACTTTCCTAACTCTATCTCAGTTGATAACTTTCCACCACAAAAGATACCTAACCCCGTAACTAACGTTAAAGCCACGATTGTAGGCGATACTACGGGCTTGCTTGGTGGTACGGGTGGTGAGATAGTCCAAAGTTTTAGTGTTAATGCGAGCGTGGCTGCGGGTAACACAGTGGTTTTAGCCACGCTTACTGCACCCATAGGCAAAAAGATTGAGTTAAGCGGTGTTTATGGCGAGGGTGTCGATAATGGTATCTTTTCTCTTTACATCAACAGTTTAAAACAATGGCAAGCTCGTAATGCCTGGACTGATCGCAACGTACAGAGCTACTTGCAATATCTGGTTAATACGGGCTTAACGGCTCAATTAAAAGTTACTAATATAATGAACGCCACTAGAGCGTACTCAGGAGGTATTTATGGCAGACAAATTAACGCTTAACCAACAGATTGCCCTGATGGAATGGCAAAATCGAGTGCCAACAATGATGGTTAAAAGACAACAGATTGAGATTGAAAGGTTAAAGTTGCAGGCGAGAATAGATAACTACACAAACTCCGTTAAAGATATTGACGAGGCAATCGTCATAGCTAAAAAGGAGTTTGAAGATTATAAGGCTAGTTTAAAGTTGGAGGGGGGTGAGTAAATATGGCCGATTTTGATAGTTCTTTACCCGTAAGAACAGAAGCCGATGGGGATATTGGCTCAAGGATTGTGGGTACAACTGTTGCTAACGTGGCAGAGGTAAATACTAATGATGAGTTATTAGTACACGATACTGATGCCTTAGCAGCTTTTACTGATGGTACTGCGATAGTTCAGGTGATTGACGCTAATTCGGATGCCTTAGATGTTAATACCGATGGCTCGATAAATGTAAACGTGGTCAATTCAACTCAGGGTGATCAAATCCATATCTTTGATACGGAGGTTGGTGTAGCTGCAAGTGCAACGCCCGTAGTGGTTTTGAGTTACCCCGTTAATACAGGTAAAACATTGCTTTTACAGTACGTCCACGCCTCGTCCTCTGGTAAAGCAAAGGTAATCGTGAAAGCGGGTACGCCTACCTCGGAAACAATCCGAGCCGTTTTCTTTATTAGCACCGCTAATGGCTTTGGCTTTGCAGAGTTTCCTAATAGGATTGAGGTTATTGCTGGTGATAATGTTTTGGTGGAGATGGCTAATCTTGACAAAGGTGCGCAGGATTTATATGCCTACATAAACGGAGTTGAAGTAACCGCCCCGTAGGCACTCTAAGGTGGTGGCGGGTGGGTAATACTCGCCCGCACCCACTTAGATTATGATAGGATTTAGTTATGGCAGATTTAAACGATGCAACGATGGACGTTACGCTATTTGATGATAATAGTGGTAACTACGCTGATATCAATACAAGCCACGAGTTAATAGTAAATGATGGCACCACGCACACCACGCTTACGGGGATTAAAAATCAAACTGACAAACTTACTTGGACAGGTACTCAGTTGCAGGTGATCACTACACCAGCAAGCGATACTCAAGCCTCAATCAAAAATGAATGGCAAACGGCAACTGAAAATGGCAGGGGTTTTGCTTTAACCACGCCAATTATTACTGTATCAGGGCAGTTAGAAACCGATTTTTTGTTAGTGCGCAACTTAACGGCTAATACTTTTAACATCGAGTTTCACTCTTTAATGTACACGTATAGCAAAGGCTCTGGTTTGGCTCTAGTTAAGATTTACGATACACCCACGATCACTAATAACGGGACCGCCTTGACTCCTAACAAGATGAAACTTAATGGCTCATACAGTTCTACTTTAACAACAACTTATACTCCAACTATCTCAGCGAGAGGTAGCTTACGCAGGGTGTTTGGGGCAAGTAGTGCTGGCTCAGCTTTAATTGAGTATGATCTAGGTTTGATCTTGCCTCCCAACCACACTTTTCTTTACACAGTTGTACCCGCAGCTAACAACGCTGATCATACGTTATACTTAGATTGGATTGAGGAAGCAGTTTAAGGAATATATGAACCTATACAAAACTACCCTCTTTAAAAGCACAGTTAATGTCATTGGCGCACCAGCAGATAATGACGTTAATAAAACTGACTTTGAAACAAACGATAAGGCTTTAGCCTCAAAGGTGAGCGATGTAATGTTAGCTAGTACCACGTTTATTGTAGATAAAACTTACGTTGAGTTTGAGGCGTTATTAACACCACCGCTTACCTGGGCTGATGTTAAATATCTTGAGGATGAGAGAAAATACGTGTGTTATTTATTAACGGAGTAATATGGCTGCAAAATACAAGCATAAAGTGATTATTTGGAACCCATCAACGGCAACTGAGGTTACGCTTACAACTGCACTCGATACTCAGGGGACACAGGGTTGGGAGTTAAAAACAGTGATGCAAAATACCACTACTCGGGCTTTTGCTTTATTTATTAAGCAGATTAGTGCCTAGCTATGAGCCAAACTGCTCAGTGGATAATTTTAATCTTGTTGATTTTATGCGTGTTAGTTTATGCTAGTATTAGGCGTAACGATCCTTTTTAAATATGCCATACGATCCAAACCAACTAAAAAGTTTACGGGATGATATTGACCGATACCTCACTAAAACAGGTGAGGAGGATATGCACATTTACGATGCTTTAGAGAAAAGCATCTCAAAATCAGTGGTAGAGGGTTTAAAGCCTTTACTAGATGATTTTAAAGCTTACTTAGATAAGAAAATTGACACCAAGTAGTAAACGTGTTACAAATTAAATAACAAGGGATAACCCCAATGCAATTTTGCGTGGGGTTTTTTTATAGTTAAAGGAGGTACTATGAGTGATACTAAAGCGATCAATATCTCGGGTGAAAAAGCGGGGCAAGAGGGTTACGTGCGGTATATTGATGCTAATCATGGACCAGATACCGTAGAGGATAAAAAAGAGATGCCCTCGTTTATGTCCTCACCCACGATCCCCGTTGATATGAATTATGGATTTATCCCAACTAAAACGAGCCAAGAGGCTAAGCAATCAAGCGAAAACTTGCAAGCGACAATAGATAGCACGATGGAACGTTTTGGTTTAAAAAGTTAGTAAAAGGAGGTACTTATGGCAACGCCTATGGGCAGCCCAACTGGTACTGGCAATCCGCCAGGACAATATAGCGACTCTTATTTAAACGAGGCACAAGGCTCGGGTGAGAGTCATTTTACTAAATCACCATCTTATCGTGGCGCAATGCACGTAGAGATTGCTGATAAGGAAAATGTGGTTGGCAATCAACCGCAACAAGATTTTGAAACTCCCATTGAAAAACGCTCAAACAAATTGAGTAGTATCTGAGGGAGTTTGCACTTTTATTTTATATTTTTTGCTTATCTTTGGTATCGAGTCGTGGCGTAACCACAGTACAAAGAGGGTAAAACGCTTGCTACGTTACAGCAAAAGGAGGCAGTATGGCTAATCAGCCTAATGCGGATGATTTAACCGCAAACGTTTCGCCAACGGAAACAAATCCAGGGGACCTGGAAACATCTAGCGGTGTTAGCTCGCAAGGGCGCACAGAGGCAGATGCGGAAAGTGAAACTGAGGAGGATAGGAGTTTGCGTTATCGCAGGCTCTCCGCTGATAAAAAGCGATTGGCATTAGAAAATGCCGATCTTAAAAGGCGGATTGATCTAATTGAGTCTAACCGTTTGGCTCAGGCTCGAATAGATGAAATGAGGACCAGAAATGCACCAACCCCTTACCAAGAGCAAGAGGTTGAAACGGCATTTAGAACTTTAAAAGATAGAGGCATGATGACCCGAGCAGAGGGTGAGGCTATGTTTGGCGAGTTGCAAACTCGCATAAATTGGGACCTCAAACATCGGGACAATGAGCAAGATATCAATCGTAGGAACTCTAACCTACCGCACTATGATCGAGATGAGGTTGAGGGATATGCGAGGGAACATGGTTTATCCGATCCCCTGGCAGCGTACCGAGATATGTACTTTGACGAGATCACAGATGCGTTAAAAAAGAGTGGCCCACGCTCATCATCTAAAACTACATCGATGCGCCCATCAAGACCGCAAGATCAGGCTAAAGAGGGTTTAACTCTTGAGAGCTTAAAAGAAAAGCTTGCTGGCCCTGATGGTAGGGCTTTTTACGAGAAAATGACTCGTGATGATCCGCACAAACTCGATGAGTTGATTAACTCTCTATCTTAAAAGTCATTGGTCCACCTCCACTACTATTTTGAAACAAAAATTATTAAGGAGGTGAGTACAAAATGGCTAACATGACTACAACTACCTCGGCAGTTTTTATTCCCGAGGTATGGTCTATTGAAACCCTTAGAGCTGCTGAGGCTGCTTTGGTGATGGCACCGCTAGTTAAACGCTACGATGCTTTAGTTAAACAACGAGGTGATACTATCCATATCCCCCACGTGTCTAACTTAACCGCCAATCCTAAGGCCCAAAATAGTGAGGTAACTTTACAGACTGTTACGGAAACGGAAACATCGATCAGTGTTGATCAGTGGAAAGAGGTATCCTTTGAAATTGAGGATATCGTTAAAGTCCAATCCCAATATGATCTGCGGAGTGAATACACTAATAAAGCTGGCTATGCTATCGCAAAAGCGGTAGATACTGATTTGCTGGCTTTGTACTCGGGTTTGGCAACGGTTGACGTTGGCACTTACGCAGTTGATATCACTGATCCAGTGATTGTGGCAGCTTTACAGAAGCTCGATGAGGTTGATACCCCGCTTGAAGATAGGTTTTTCGTGATTGCGCCCTCTCAAAAGGCAGCAATTATGAAGCTCGATAAGTTTGTGAAAGCAGACTTTTTAGGGCAGTACGATATGCCTACTCCAGTGAGGAAAGGCCCGAATAATCGTTATCTTTGGGGCGATATTTATGGTGTTCCTACCTACTACACTAACCAAGTACCTACAACCGCAGGTACTCCGTTACAAACCCATAATTTAATGTTCCACCGAGAAGCGTTTGCTTTGGCTATGCAGCTTTCACCTAGAACTCAAGCATCTTACTGGCAAAAGGATTTATCCTGGCTCGTAACTTGCGACACGATCTATGGAGTTAAAGCACTCCGTGATACGTTCGGAGTTGAGGTTCGCAGCTAAAAACAGTAATACGTGGGGGGAGGGTCCCTGTTCGACTCTCCCTCCACACCTACTGTCAATTTAAAAGGTTAAACAAATGACAATGACCGATGAGCAATATATTAAGGGCGGTTACACTAAACAACCTAATCTTACTAAAGCCTATGTTGAGGAGGCACACTCCCGCACCACTGGACCAGATGGAAAAGTCTATCGTGGTGAAGCTGGTAAACAGCTAAAGCGTAGGCAGTTAGAAGCTCAGCGATACTATGAGCGCAACAATTAAAGTAGTAGCTGCTTTGCCCACGAGGGGCTTAATCTACGCTCGCACCTTAATATCGTTGCAACGCAACGAGATCGATGGCCTAGCCATTGTGCCTGGGCTACCGATACCCGATTGCCACAACATCGCAGTTAAAGAGGCGTTAAAAGAAAAGCCCACTCACGTTTGGATTGTTGAGGAGGATATGGAATATCCAGATGGGACCTTAGAAAAGATGCTGGCTCAAAATGCTTACATCACTGTTTGTAGCTATTCTTTAGGGGCTTTTCGTTGCATCTATCGCCAAGGGGGTAAGGTTACGTTTGGCGGTACGGGCTGTATGCTCGTACGCTCGGAGGTTTTTGATCAGATACCCTATCCCTGGTTTGAGAGTGATAAGACTTTTGATATTAAAGATTGGCGTAAATTAAATGTACCTAATAAATATGGTGGGCAAGATGTTTATTTTTGTTGGAAAGCCCGCCAATTAGGATTAGAGATTAGAGAGGTGCCTGATTATCATGTTAATCATCTGCGATGTAAGAGTTTAGAGCGCATTGATAGTAACAAAGGTTATTATGATATTTGGCAACTTGATTGGGATCAAGCCAAAGAGATAGGAGAGCCTTATGCAGTTTAATATGGCAGGTAAACGAATGGTTTTAGATCGTGGCCGATACAAGGCTTACGGGCATACTGGCAGCATGAGTAGCCAAAAAGCGAGTAAAGCTGAAAAGCTGATGGTTGATCAAGCTAAAGAAAACGAAAAAGCTCAAGAGCGCAGAGTATTATCAACTACACAGTTTGTACCGCCAGTACATCATTAAATAGGAGGATTTTATGGCTATCGCAAATCTATTAGTTAGAAAAGTTGAGCCTGATGCTAAAAAGCTAGGTGAGATTGCAGGTAAAGCGATGAAAGCAGCAGTTGGTGGAGGTTTAGGTGCAGCCTTTATGATGGGCGGTAAAAGGATGGTGATGGATAGAGGCCGATACAAAGAAGCAGCTAACGTTGGTAGCATGAGTGCTAAAAAAGCCAGTGATGCCGTTAAAAACGTAGTATCGGGCGTTAAAGCCAAGATCGATGAAAAAGAAAACCAAAAATATATTGGCTATAACCGCTTGCGTGATGCAGGCGTAAGAGGCCCATTAACTGATAAAGAGGTTGAGAGGGTGGGTAAAGAGCGTATGGCACCAAAACGCCCTGATCATGCCACACGCAGCCCCAAACGCAGCCCCAATCATGGGCCTGATACTGGAACAATACCGATGCCTGGGCCTCGAAACAACAAAGCGCAAGCCGATCAAGCTTTTAAAGCGTTACAAGCTCTATTAAAGAAAAAATAAGGAGGCATTATGCCAATAGTAGGAAAAAGCGTTGAAAGCACTCAGTTAGCTTTTAACTCAAGTACGCCCACTACAGTTACGTTTAGAGTAGGGAGTGTGAGCAGTATTATCAGGCGGTTAGTGATTACTGCCGATGCTGATGTGTATATCAATTTTGATGCTGATGCAGCTAACACTAATTTTATGTTAAGCCCTAATTGTGGGCCTATATCAATTAACCAAGTTGCTTTCACCACCATCTCAGCGATGGGAGTAAGCGGGGTAGGCAACCTCTACATACTAGCTATTAGAGATTAAGGAGGTGTTATGGGTTGTTCTGGTTATCCTCTTGGTGCCACGCCTTTTAGTGCCACCAATGCTACCGCAGATGCTACTACAGGTTTAGTAATTAAAACGGCAACTACGGGTAAAACTATTTACCTAACTGATATCGTGATTAGCACTGATACTGCTACTACGATTGAGGTGCAAGATACCGCAAGTGCTGTAGTATCTCAGCATATGTATTTTCCCGCAGTATCTATCTGGTCTAAAACTTGGAGTACGCCCCTAGTTTTAGCTCTAGGTACTGGTTTAAAAGTAGTAGCTGCTGATGCGGGCAATGTTACGTGTACGATTAGTGGCTTTTTGAGGTAAAAAGTATGGCTAACATTAACGTTGGCAATACAAGCATAGGCGGGCTTTGGCTAGATAGTGCTAGTGGTGCTTTTAGGGGTATAGCAATTACTCCAACTCATAGTGGGCGGGTTGTTTCCTATTCAGCTTATTATCGGAGTTTAGACACTGATGATCGTTTGGGGTGGGGGATTGGTAAAACAGCAGCTATGGCGGGTTCACAGTTAGAGATGATGTACGAGATTTCAGGTTTTACCGCTAATCCTGCTTGGATAACTCGGGCAAGCATTACTAAGCCAATCATTAAAGCGGGGGATACTTATTTAATGTATCTCGGGATTAGAGGGACAACTGATTTAGGCGTAGGTGATAATACGGTTGGGATTGCTTACGATAATGGGGTAGCAGGCCAAACAACCAATTCTTTTGCTCGTAACGGTGGTACCTCAGTACAAACTCCTTTCCTAGAACCTGATGGGGCTAGGAGATTTTCCGCTTACGTAACAATTCAACCTATTTTTGAGAATAATTACTATTACCGTAAAGAGATTGTTGTTGATCCTACTAAAGTGGGTGGGGTAGCTGATTTAACTAATTACCCCATGCTAGTTAGTCAGGTTGATGTAGCTTTAAAGAGTAAAGCTAATGGGGGCAACGTTGAGAGTGCAAGTGGGTTTGATATTAGGTTTGAGGATAAATACGGGAATAAACTAGCTCACGAGATTGAAAAGTATGTGCCTACTACGGGCGAGTTGGTAGCTTGGGTAAAAATGCCTACCCTTTATCATTTAGTTAATAGCGAGTGTTACCTTTACTATGGCAATCCAGATGTAATAGTTACTGAGGCTAATCCAACGGCAGTTTGGGATAGCAATTATAAGGCGGTTTGGCACTTAAATACTGCAAACGATAGCACTGGCAACGCTAACACGCTTACGAATACGGGTGTAACTTTAAATGTTGCTGGCAAAATTGATGGGGCAGGCGACTATGAGGCTGATGAGAATGATTATATGACAGCAGCGGATAGTGCCTCGCTAGATATTACAGGTGCTTTTACCATCGGTTGTTGGATTAAACCAGAAACTACCACTAACGGAGGATTATATTATAAGGCGACATACCAACAGTGGGGTAGCGCAGCCGATAAGACGATTGATTTTGGTTTTTTCCCTAGTAATTTTGTTTTAGGTATTGCCAATACAGTTTCTAATTATGCAGGGGCGGTGTGGGGGAGTGGACCAATAGCGGGTAATTGGTATCATTTTGTGGGTACTTGGAACGGAGTTAATAATCATGGTCTTAGCGTGTACGTTAATGGGGTTAAATCAACGCAGCCTTTGGCAGAAGATGTTGGTGATGTAACCTCAATTCCCGTTAATACGGAAACAGCTATCTTGGGCGGTAATAATAAAGCGGGAGGACTTGCTTACAGGTATGATGGCTTGATGGAGGAGTTTAAACTCCAATCGGTTGAGAGGACTGAGGGTTGGATAAAAACCGAGTATAACAATCAAAATAGCCCAGGCACCTTTTATACTTACTCAGCCGAGCTAACGCCCGATACGGTAGTACAGGGAACTTATCAATACAGTAGAAAACTTATCATAAACAGTAGTTTAGTTTTTAGCGGGCCTTACACTAATTTCCAAGTTTTTACGAAAACACCTTACCAGAGTATAAGAGCGTTAATAATGGGGGTCATGTTTGGTTTGATAGCGGGGCTGATATTTCTTTTGGGGGGAGTGCTGATCCTACTAATTTAGACAAGTACGCTTTTCAGATTGCTGAGTATAATCCTGTAACTGGTTACTTGGCTGCTTATGTAAATATCCCCACGATACAATCATCGATTGATACACCTTTTTGGATTTTGTATGGTGATGAAAATGCAGTTAGAACTCAACAACAGGTTTTAGAGTCAGAGAAATGTTGGTCTGGTGAGGTAATACATGGGCATGAAACACCCTGGCCTAATTTTCCAGTTTATATGATGAATGATACTTTTACGGGAACCGATGGCACTCTTGTTTCTACCTATAATCCGCTTTACGTAGGCTCTGGTAATGCCATTATTTACGGGAACAAGTTAAAGAGTAATGGTGATGGTTATGCTCGATATACTATAAATAAAACCGTAGGGACGGTTGATAACACGATTGAGTTTGATTTTACCTCCCAAGCTGCTGCTAGTGGCTCAAGTGTGATTGCTATTTATATTAGAAAAGATAGTACAGGTTTTAACGATTTTTACTATTGTGAGTTAGCTATTCCCACAGGGGCAAACCCATCATGTACGCTCACTATTTATAAATATGCGGGTAATTCTCCTCAAACAATGACTAGCACTACATTTAACGTAGCAGCTAGTACCACTCACAATTTTAAAGCGGTTTACGTTGATCATCGGATAAGAGTATTTTGGGATAACGTCAATATCAATAATATCCAATTTGTTGAGTCAAGTGCTTTGCCTAGTGGAATTTTTACGGGCTTTGCAATGAGTGGTCCAGCGGGGTTTGCTTACAATAGTGCCGATACTTTTGCGATAGATAATCTTAAATCTTATTCCTCTACCGTAGTCAGTGTGATTGAGGATACAAAAACTCAAAAAGCTTTGGGTAACGGTGAAACTATGGCCTCAGAGGGGGTTACAATTACAACTGGCAAGGTTAATCGATCTTACAATATAAATGGTGTGATGAGGGGTTTGAGTGGATTTGAAAATCAAAATCCGCAAACTCCTCAAACAGTTATGGTTTGGTTGTACAAGGCCAACGTTAATCAGGGTGGAGTTTATTACAAAGGTTATACCTCCTCTAACTTAACCCATACTTACATGGGAATTGATGCGAGCCGTTTTCCTTTTATCGCTACCAATGGGTCATCAACTCCCGATTTGCAAGGCACTACCGTTGTCCCTGTAACCACTTGGCATCATTTGGCTTATGTGTTAGATGGAGGCACGTATCGGATTTATCAAAATGGGGTGCAAACTAATAGCATAACGGGTAGAGATACAAGCTGGAGTACGGGCAATGGTTATCATTTTAATATTGGGGCCGTAGCCCAAGATACTTTTGGGCAAAGTCTTAATGCTAGATTTGACGAGTATCATCGAGAGGGTGTCTTACGTTCAGCCGATTTTATTAAAACCTACTACAACAGTACAAACTCACCTGCAACATTTATCACTACTAATGATGAACATCAATCTGGTGGTGGTGGAGGTTGGGTTATTTTTGGCGATGAGGGTTTAATAGGAGGTTAATATGGCAAAAAATCTAGCATACCTAAGAGCGCAAGCCCGAACTTATTTAGATGAGGCGGTCCAAGCTGATTGGAAAGATACCGAGGTAGATCGTGAGCTTAACAATGGTTATCACGAGGTAATTGTAGCGGTGATGGATGTTTATGAGGAGTTTTACTTAAACAATGCCTCGTTTAATACGATAGCTAATCAACAGGAGTATGGTACAGCCAATGGTTTGCCTGGGAATATCTTTAAAATTAGACGGTTAGAGATTAACTATAACCCGCAGCAAGTGGTTTTAAAACAAAAAGCGATGCCTGTTAGCTTAGATACAGTTAGAACTGATTTAGCTGGCACCAATCCTGAGATTACCAGCTTTCGCTCGCCTGTTTATTATCTAATCGGGGGCGGTTCAACCGATGTCAAACTTGGTTTAATTCCTACACCCGTTCAATCGGGACCTGATTTACAAGCTGGCAAAAACGTAAAGATATGGTTTGTGGAGGAGGTTGCCGATCTGGTGCTATCAACCGATGATGTAAAAGTACCTTATGCAAACCGATGGGCGCAACTTATCAGCCGATATGCTGCTGCGGTTTTACTCAGCAAAGGGCAGCAAGAGGAAAAGGTGTCACTCTCATACATGGGTTTATTTGAGCGTGGGCTTTTAAAAATGCAGCAACAATTAAAAAGTAGGGTCAGCGATGATGCGATGTCAGTTATTGATACCGCCTCAGAGGATGTTGACTTTAGTAGTTACGGATTACTTTAAATGCAAACATTAAAACGCATATATGAGGCAGCTTTTCTCTTAGGCTACAACGATGGAGAAAAACCCGAGTATCTGCGAAACACTACCGATAATATCTATTACCAAGCACTGATTAAAAATGCTTTTACGGATAACAATGTGCTTGATCAGCGTGGTGGGCATACTCCAGTTGGCGATCACATTGAGGATAAGGTTATTTTGGGGCAAAACAGGCACGAGCCTTACAGTGGCTCAAAATACATCTTGAGAGCGAGAAACAACTCAGGGGATACCAACGCTATTATCGAGGGTTGGAGTGGCTCGGGTAATTGGACGGCTTTATCAGGTGCCACTACCCAAACCAAAGATACCCTGCACGAGTTTGTAATGGCAAATCAGGCTACGTACATCTTTAACGGGGTAGATACGGTCTTAAAAACTACCAACGGTACCAGTGCAACCGCAGTTGCTACAATCCCTAAAGGCCAAGATGCAAAATGGTTTCACAACTATATGTTTGTCTTTGGGGTGGCGGGAAACTTAGCAAGGTTATACTTTTCAGCGATTGGTGATCCAGAAACTTACAACGTTACTACTGGTTGGTTGGATATTAACCCAGGTGATAATGAGCCGATTATTGCCCTGGCGGTCTTAAAAGATGAGCTACTTATCTTTAAACCCTCCCGTATCTGGTCTTTAACGGGTTTTAGCACTACGGACTTTACCCTAGATGATGTTGGGCAAAGAGTGGACTCGGTAGGCACGATTGCAAGGCGCAGCGTGATCTCGACTGGCAACGATGTGTATTACTTATCGTTTAGTGGCTCTGATCCTCAGATCAGAAGCGTTAAACGGACAGTACAGGGGCAAATCGTTGATGGCGGGGTAATTTCAACCACAATTAACGTTACCATGAGGCGATTAAATCGCTCGCAACTCTCTAAAGCAGCAGCGGGTTACGATGGCAGGCGTTGTTGGTGGTGTGTAGCGATGGATACGGCTACGGCCAACAATGAGGCGATTGTTTACGATACGCTCACAGGCGGTTGGACAATTCACACTAAGATTGGCAAGATGAGTGTTTTGCATATTAGTAACATTACGGGGAGAGCTGAGTTGTTTGGGGGAACCTCGCAAGCCACCAGTAAGTCATTTATCCTTAATAACGGCTTAAATGATGATGGCGAAACAGTTGATTTTGAGATTAGAACGCCTTATTACAATCCGCAACCTGGATACAAGGGGAGATATAAATATCTTTACGTTACGGGTAACTCGGATACCAACTCAATCTTGGACGTTAATTACTCGGTTGATGGGTTTGATTTTAACGATCTAGCCACAATCGACATGACAGGTAATGGGGCGGTGTTTGGGGTAGCGGTCTTTGGCACCTCAGTCTTTGGTGAAACACAACTGATTAAAGAGAGATTAGATTTTGCGGGTGGCCCCGCTTACTTTATGCAATATCAATTCCTACATAGCGAGTTAGATAAAAAGGTAACTCTGCGGGAGTGGGAACTATTCTATTACGATAGAGCTTTACGTAGCACCTAAGGAGGTATTATGGCGTTTGTCACGCAACAAACAGTAGCAGTTACAGGGCAAGTTTTAACGGCTGCGGTTTGGAACACCGAGTTTCAAAACATTATCAATAGCTTTAATGGGGGGATTGATAACGCTAACATTGCCAACGCAGCGGGGATTGCTTACTCCAAATTAGCCTTGTCAAACTCAGTTACCAACGGGGACCTTGCAGGCAGCATCAACCCTGCCAAAATCACCAATACTGCTGTAACGCTTACAGACAGCCAAGCTCTCACTAATAAGACGCTTACGG